GTGCGCGAGACCACCAACCACACATCGTCCAAGTCCCCGTTCGGGCTCGGGATGATCTGCACCGCCTCGACCTTTGCGTCGTTCCCCGCGATGGGATGCTGGTGCCAGCCATAGATGTTCTGCTCGCGGTCGTAGGTCAACCCGATAAGCTGCCCGTTCCCCAGGACGCACCAGATGATGTCATCCGGCTCCTTCTGGTATTCCATGTCCACGATGCCGGAGCGCGTGATTTCGGGGTAGAGCACGTTCATGTCCCGAGGTACAAACGCATCCACCTGCAGGTCGAACCGCAGCTCCATGATGCGCCGCCCACCCACGCGGGCGAAGATGACCGCATCCTCGACCAGAGTCGGCTCGAGCTCCATCGACCCCTCGGCACTCTGCAGGTCGAACTTCACGTTCTCCGGGCCGAGCGGCGCAGTCGTCACGTTTTCGCGAATAGCGATTTCAGCCCCCGCAGTCCCGACGATGAGCGCGTTACCCGGACGCAGCCACCGCACCTTGTCCACATTGCCGACCGCCAGAGTCAGGTTCAGCGCGTTGTCGGCAAGAATCTCGCCCATCGTATCGACCGCATGGGAGGAGTAGTCCCCAGCAACCGAGGCATACACATCCTGCCCACCGCCCCACCACAGCCGGTCGCGCCAGAAGGCCGTCTTGTAGGGGTATGCCGCACCCATGCCCAGCCCCCACGCGCCCACACGGTATGCGCACGAGGCCGTCGAGAGCAGCTCGTTCGGAGCCACGCCGGGACCCACCACATCAGCCACCACCACCGTCGTGCTCGTGACCGAGGTGATCTTGAGGATGACATACCCCGGATGCAGGAACTTCCACAGCACACCCGTATTTCCGTCGTAGTCCTGCCCCTCCTCGTGAATGGGCCGGATCGCGCCGGTCGTGGCACTGTTCATCGCCTCGTAGAACTTGCCCGAGGACTTGCGGATGTCGCCAGCCGTGATGGCCTTTGCCGGCTCCCACTGCGTCGTCGTGATGTTCACCGGCTGCAACCGCAGGAGCATCCCCACGGAGTCGTTGTCGAAGATGGCAAGGGCAGAGGTCACCGTGACACTGCCGGTCGTCGCGGTCAGCGAGAAGCTTTCTTTCGCATTCGGCTCACGCTGGAATGGGCCATCGGTCGGCGCGTAGTCCGCAAAGGCCCAGCTCGTGTTCCCGCTGCGCGTCAGGGTCTGCGGCGCATACCCCTCGCACCCGATATAGAGCACATCGCCAGACTGGGCAATGGATAGCGCCGAGGTGTTCTCAGCGGTGAGCAAATCCTCCACCGCATACGGACTCGGGATCGTGTAGACCCGCGCCACATCTCCGTTGCCACCGTAGGCCGTGTACCCGGTCGTGTCGATCACGCCGCCGTCGATGTCGTAGAGCTCGAAGGTCTTGGCTCCGGCATTGACATTCGTCACCTTCACATACCGGCCATTCACCTGTGACATGCCGGCGACCTGCGAGATGTACATCCAGTCGCCGTTCGACGGGTCTGCACCCACATAGGTCAGCACACCCGGACTCGCCTGCGTGATGTTCGAGATGTCGAGCGGGTCCTCGAGCACCACCCCACGGTCGGTGAAAAGCCTGCAGTAGTAATCGCCGAACTCGATGACATACGCCTGGTCGAAGGCGAACTCGAACCGCTGCAGCCACACCCGCTTGTCAGGGTATCGCGTCTGCAGGACATACTTCGTGCCGGGACACCGCTTCGCCGGACCCTGCGCGGTCGGGATGAACCGCCGCATACGGAAGGTCGAGGAGGCGTACTTATCGAAGTCGGTGCGACCGCTCATCAGCGACCCGACCTCGCCACCGTTGAAGTTGACGATCGCTGGGTTGACGTTTGGCATCAGAGCCTCACGGACAGCCAAGTCGTGTCGGCAATCGACTCCGGTGGGTTTTCAATGGCGTTTGCTCGGACCGCCTCCGTCAGACACAGGCGATAGTCGCGCAGCGCCGCGTTCTTTTTAGCGTCAGATTGTGTCAAAGCCTCTGCGACGTTGTACGCCAGCAGAGCCGAAAACGCCTCGTCAAACGACGAGTCGAACTGGGTCGGGTCAGTCACCCGCGACAGATACCGCAGGTTCATCTGACCAGATGAGTTGGTCAGTATCTTGCCGCCCTCGAGCTGGTACTCCTGCCCACCGCCGCCAATCAGGTCGGACAGATCCGGCGCAGGGAAGTACGCGCCAACCTGCAGGATGCGCAGACAGTCGGTCGGCAGGGTGAACTGGTACGAATAGCCGAAGGTCGGCACCGCGACATCTGCCGCGATGTTCGCCCGCTTCACGCAGAAGCGCCAGTTGTAGGTGCGCTGCAGCTTGTCCCGCAGCATCCCATAGATGGCGTTCAGCTCACGCGCAGGCTTGGTGTTATCCGTAAGCGAAGTGATCCGCAGGTCACCAATCTTGGTGAGCGCGAGGTTCGCAATTGCAACGTCACTCGTAGCCACGGGCTCCTCCCGCAGCTATTAGGCTGGCGGCCAAGTATCCTGGGTGATCGCTTCCTTGAGCGTGTCAATCAGCAAGAGCACTTCAAGCTTGCTCATACCGATGAGATCCACACGAACCTCGACATCGAGGCTGGTCGTGGACGCACTCTCGGTCACGCTGCGGACACCGGCAGCGCCACGGTCGATTCCATAGAAACGGTCAGCCATGTCTGTCTCCCAGAAAGAAGGGGCGAGCCGGTTGCCCGACCCGCCCCTATGCCTTACGCCGTGTAGCGACCGATGAGCTTCACGGTGGCGGTGGCGTCAGCGGCCGCCGTCAGCGTGAGCGTCACGTCGTAGAACACGCCCGGATCGGCGGTGAGGCCGAGGGCGTCCCACAGCTCCTTGCCCGAGTTGGCGATGGTGAAGAAACCACCGCCCTCGTGCAGAACGTCCACGCCGTTGAGCGCACCGTCCTTGAGGGACAGGGCGTCGGCGAAGAAGTTCGCATCGACCACCGCGCCACCGTCCTTGGCCGTGCGGTACAGGCCGATGTCGGTGATGGTCGTGGTGCCGATGTCGGGCGAGTAGATGCGGAGGTCGGTCACCACCGCGTTCGACGGGAGCCGGAACATCCGGTACGTCGAGGCGATGCTGTCCGTGTCCGTGATCGCCACGGTGGCGACCTCGATGCGCTCGAAACCGCCATCGACACGAGGGTTGTTGAGGACCGCCGGGACTGCGTCCGCGTTGGTGACGAGAGTGGACTTGAGATTGACTACAGCCATGATGGTCTACTCCCTTACTCGGCGCACAGGATGTCGACGACCTTCTTCTCTTCCGTGCGCGTGGCACCGAAGGTACCCATCAGGTAGACCTGATACGGGTGCGAAGACAGGTCACGACGCTGCGTGACGTTGGACATGATGTCGTTCCAGACGCCCAGGTGAACACCCGACGGCACCCACACGGGGCAGCGGCGGTGAGTCGTACCAGAGGAGACAGGAAGACGCTCGGTGTGGATGAAGTTGATCCCGAGGAAGCGGGTCACCTTGCCGTCCTGCAGCACCGGAGCATCGGTGTTGAAGTCGGCGTTCGTGACCTGCAACTGACCGAGAAGGTCATCGTGCTGCTCGGCGCTGATGGCGCAGTAGGCGGGCTCGGCATCGAGGTCCACCTCGTTCTCCATCAGGATGCGACGCGCTTCACGCAGCTTGTCCACCGTGAGGCCCACGTTGCCAGCGGCAGCGTAGTTCACAGCGACCTGCTGGTTGGAGGTGTCGAAGTTGGTGGTCGTGCCACCGGCCTCGCCCGTCTTGTTCGCGCCGAAGATGCCCGAGATGATGACATCATCGATGGCGCGGCCCATCGCGTAGAGCCCGTTCTGCGAGTAGGCAGACTGCGGGTCGGCGAGGAGACGGAGCTTGTCGAAGTTGTCGATCAGGTCAGCCCAGTCGAAATCCTCCGGGAACACCCAACGGCGGTTGTTCGGAGTGTTGACCGGGACGATCGGCGAGTACCGGGTCGAAACGGCACGGGCGCTGGTGGCACCGTACTGCGTGACGACTTCAGAAGCCTTGCCCTTGTACGAGCCAGTCTGCACCGCTTGGCGCAGCTTGGAGCCTTTCTGCTGCAGGAGCAGCGAGATGTTCGTGCCGTACTGAACGGCATAAACGGATGCGATATTGTCGGCCATGATAGCCCTCCAGAAAACATTAAATGACGATGTTCTCGGATGGCTTGTCCGTTACCGGGGCCGGAATCCTTGCCCGTTCCGCTCGGGCCGAGCGACCGTCTTTCCGGCTGTCAGCGGGGCCTCGCGGCTTACCCGACCTCTGGTAAAGAGCCGGGAGGTTTAACCCTCCCGGCAACACACAGAGGAGAACACACGGGCGGATAGTACGACGACCATCTGCCGGATGCAACTACTCCTCGGTGACACCCGGATTCGCCATCCGGTTAAGCGCCATCATCTCCTCGATGGCACTCTGTCGGACACGCTGGTCTTGGTGCATATACCGACCCATGAACTCCTGATCGGCGAACAGCGAGGCCACCTTGTTCTTGGCCTGCGCCGGGGTCAACGCACCGCTCGACGGGGTGTCGCTGCCCACAAAGTCAGCCTCGCCGAACTTGGCACCGATGGCGTGGAACAGTTTCATCACCTTTGCGGTGCCGATCGCCCGCTCGAGCGAGTCAAAGGTCGCCTCGTCGATCCCGGCTTCCTTGCCGAACTTGAGCACCGCCCGCTTGGCGAGCTCCTCGTTCTGGGCAGCAGCCGCGCCCCACTCGCCCTTGAGCGCCGAATACTCGGCCTCGGACTGCTTGGAGAATGCCTCGTCTGCCGCCTCGATGCGCGAGGTCGAGGCCTTGTTCCACCACTCGGCGAGCCCCTTGGCCTGCTTCGTGGTCAGCCCGAGCTCGTGCAGCACCGGGGCCGCAGCCTGCGCGAACGAGCCGTCATCGCCATCCGGCACCGGCAACTCGTACTTGTCGGCGCTCTCCGGGCGACCGAGCCGGTTGTACACCGCGCTCCAGCCGTCGGCGTCATCGTCCGACTTGGGGGCGAGAATGGTGCGACCGGCCTTGTCAGCGCCGAACACCTTCTCGAGGTTCTGATAGGACAGGAGCGCGTCAGCCGGTCCCTTCCACCCCTTCGCCTTGACCAGCTCGCCGAGCTGACCAGTCGTGGCGGGGTCGAGACCTTCCGGCGCGTACCACACGGGAGCCGCTGCCGGAGCAGTCGGGTTGCCTGCGGATGCAGACCCTTGATCGTCACTCATCACGGAAATCCTCTTGCAGATTGGTCAAGGTTCGTTCGTCCAGGTGCAGCGCCTCGACAATCATCTGCACCGTCTCCTGCCGGCCAACCATCCGGCCAACTTGGAACATGTCCGCCTGCGAACCGGGGGCGGCAGGCGGCTTACCGAGCCTCGCGAACCGCTTCAGGTGCGCGACCACTATCCGGCCATCGTCTGACAGTTCGTTGCTCTGGGGGTTGAGGAACAGCCGCTTGTAGGCGCGGCTCCTCCACAGGATCTGACGGATACGCGCCAGCATGTGATTCATGTGCGATTGTCGTCCTGACGGAATGCGGTCCCGCCGCAGCCGGGGGCCTCAGTGTACCACCCGTGATGCGCCGCATGAGAGCACCAGACCCGCTCCTGCCTCTGGGTGATGCCAGCCGCCCACCAGCACAGGCGGCAGAGCAGGGTCGATGATGGATTCCGACCCGTGGTATCGCTCACACGGCCTCGCCACGGAACCACGCCTTGCCACCGTCCACCACCACGATCTCGGGCGGCAAGAGCCGACCCTCGCGGAAGGTCAGGACGGCGAAGCCCGACGCCCAATTGAC